AATATTATCTTTTAATATGGGCCATACTTTCAGGCAAACTCACGAAATTTGCTTGATTGGCACAAAAGGTAAAGGGCTGAGCAAACTAATTGATAATCGCTCTCAAAGATCTGTGTTTCTTGGTCCTGCAAAAAAGCATTCAGAAAAACCTGAGTCTTTGCAAGATAGTTTAGACGTTATGTTTCCTAATGGAAAAAAGATAGAATTATTTGCACGCCGTAAACGCAAAGGTTGGACGTGTGTAGGTAATCAATCTCCAGGAACAGTAAATGAAGATATTCGCGATTCTCTTAAACGAATAATTGCTTTGTAATAATATTTATTATCATGCAGACGCCTGTGGCTTTGTTGTTAAATTCAACTTATGAATGCATAGGATTTGTAAATTTTAGAAAAGCATTTAAGTTTTTAGCAAAAGAAAAAGTTGATGTTTTGGCTGAATGGGATTTTGCAATAAAAATACAAGATGGTGAAATTAAGTATCCTGCAGTACTGCGATTGAAAAAATATGTTGCGTTTAAGCGGTATCCTATGAGGTTTAACAGAAGAAATTTATATGTAAGAGATAAATCAAAATGTCAGTATTGTAATAAAAAACTGACATTTTCTTCTTTTACCATCGATCATGTTGTACCAAAAAGTGCAAAAGGAAAAACAAATTGGACTAATTGTGTTGCTGCTTGCAAATTCTGTAATGCAAAAAAGTCTAATAAATCCTTGGCTTTATCAGGGTTACAGCTGCAAAAACAACCTTTAGTACCATATAAAACAATAAAGTATGATATGTATTTTTTAACAAAAGTTCATTCAGAATGGAATTTTTATATTAGTTAATATTATGAAAAATAATTTTAAAACTTTAAGAGAGTATATCAAAGAAATAATATCACAACCTGAAACGCAAGAAGAGGCGTCAGTTGCTGCTTCAATTGCCGGATATTCTTTACCTCTAGGGATGACAAATAAACTGCAAAAAACAAACGACAAAGTTACTGATGAAATTGTTTGGAAGTCTTACGCTAAATCATTTGGTGATGCAAAAAAGATTTAATAATTTGAACAATCGGTTAGCAGTATAATAAAAATTTAATACACAATATGCAACAAATTATTGTTGCTTATACTATACGTACATTTAATATAAAGGAAAACAAAACATGGCAATTAATCTAGATAAAATCAAATCAAAGTTGGATCAACTAACCGGGCAGGCTCCCCGCCGTAATCAAATATTTTGGCGACCGGATGTCGGTGAACATACAATTAGGCTTCTTCCTTTTAAGGATAATGACGGCCAACCTTTTAAAGAACGCTGGTTTTATTATGATATCGTTGATGGCCCAGGTATTCTTGCTCCTGTTAAGATGGGTATGCCTGATCCTGTAAATGAATTTGCACAAAAACTTTATAAGGATGGTTCAGATTCTTCACGTGAATTGGCTAAAAAGTTGCGACCAAAGATGCGCGCATATGCACCGGTTGTTGTTCGAGGTGAAGAAGAAAAGGGCGTTCGTCTTTGGGCATTTGGTCAAATGGTTTACACTGGCCTTTTACGTCTCTTTCTTGATGAGGACTATGGTGATATCACAGATCCAAAGGAAGGATTTGACGTAAAGGTTTCTGTTACACAGGTACCTGGTCGTAAGTGGCCGCAAACCGATGTAAAGGCGCGCCCCCGACCATCTGTTCTTAGCGAAGACATGACCCAATCGCAATCTTGGCTTGATACAATGCCTGATCTTAATCAAATTTATGAACTTAAGTCATATGATGAAATCAAGCGGGTTCTAGACAATTGGTCTTCAGGCAGCACTACTTCTTTATCAGGCTTGGGAACCGAGGCTGTTGTTCCTGCAATGACAGCAGCCCCGCGGCAGGCTCATCACAAAAAAAATATTGACGAAGTATTTGACCAACTTCTAAACGACTAAGGTAATATATGTCAAAGGCAACTGAATCAACTAAAAAGCTGGATGGTTTTGAAGAAGATTTAATCAAGAATTTAAATAAAGAATACAAAGACAGGATTGCATACAATCTTAGCACTGATATTGCTCCGACGCATATTAAGCGTTGGATATCAACAGGTTCAAAATATCTTGATTATGTTATTTCAAACCGCAAAAATGGCGGTCTTCCAGAGGGTCGAATAATTGAAATATTTGGCGCGCCAAGTATTGGAAAGTCTCATATTGCTTTGCAGATTGCAAAGAATGCACAGACCATGGGTGGTGTTGTAATCTATATTGATACTGAAAACGCTACGAGTATTGATAACCTTGCATCACTAGGTGTCAATGTTAAAAATCGTTTTGTGTTTATTGAAACATCGTGTACAGAAGAAATATTTAGTGTTATTGAATCTACAATACTTCGTGCAAATTCTCATGAATTAGATGTGCCAGTTGTTGTAATTTGGGACTCTATTGCAGCTAGCTCTCCTAGAGCAGAGCTTAATGCAGCATACGATAAAGATTCTATTGGGTTACAGGCTCGTGCAATGTCGAAGGGTTTGCGTAAAATTACACAAATTATTGGCAACAAAAACATTACTCTAGTATGCTTAAACCAAACAAGGATGAAAATTGGTGTAATGTTTGGTGATCCTACTACAACTCCTGGTGGTATGGCATTACCATTTCATGCATCAGTTAGGATACATTTGTTAGGTGGTAAAAAACTTGAAAAAAACGGTGATCAAATAGGTATATTAGTATCTGCAAAAACTGTAAAAAATAAAGTTGCGTTTCCACATAGAAAAGCTCAGTTTGAAATTCACTTTGGAAAAGGTATTCGTGAACATGAACAATTATTTGATCTTATAAGAGAATGTGAACCTTTAATTACGGATGACAATAAAAAAATTAACGCATCAGGTACTGGTGCATGGAAATTATTTGAAGTTACTGATAATACAACAGGCGAAGTATTGATTACAAAAAAGTTTCATAAAGCTGAATTTGATCAAATTATGAAAAATCCTGAATATTCAGATTACCTTAACGAATATATTGACTCGGTACTATCAAGAAAGCTAGGAGAATAATGAAAACAGAATATAAATTTACTTTTATACCAATTGTAACAACACACCCGGACGCGATTGTCCCTACGCAAAAACAAGGAGATGTAGGTTTTGACGTATCATCTGTTGAAGATATGGAAATTTTGCCAGGAAGTACGCAGAAAGTCCCGACAGGTCTTAAAATTGCGGATTCTATAATTACCCCAAGCCAGAATGAGGAAGTACAGTTCTTAAAGGTTGAGGGTCGTTCAGGACTTGCTAGCAAGGGTATATTCCCTGTTGGTGGGATCATTGATCCGGATTATCGTGGTGAAATTGGAATTATTCTTCATAATAGTTCACAAGATATTTTTAAAATTAATAAAGGTGATAGAGTTGCTCAGCTTGTATGTTATAATGTATTAGCAACAAACATCTTTAATAAAGTTAGATTTACGATTGTTGAAGATGTTTCAGAAACAAACCGCGGTAATAAAGGATTTGGTTCAAGCGGAATGCAATGAGCAATGTTTTGCTGATAGATGGAATGAGTGTTTTCATGCAAATGTGGCACTCATTTTCTTGCTATGATCACAAAGGTGTACAATCTAATGGTGTCGGCGGTTTTTTAAATATTATTGGCAACTTTATTGATGAAATAAAACCATTAAAAGTATTTATTATATGGGATACAGGACCGTCTAGGCATAGAAGAAATATCAATAATGAATATAAAAAACGTAAATTTAAACGTTCACAAAGTGATATCCAAAGCAGGACAAGGCAGATTGCACAAACAATCAAAATATTAAAAGATACACCAGTCTGCCAAATTTATATTAATGGCTGTGAAAGTGTTGATATTATTGCATATTTATGCAAAACACAATATAATAAATATAATAAAGTTATTGTATCAACGAATAAAAATTTATATCAACTTATTGATGAAAAAATTAGATGTTTTTCTCCAATTAAACGACTATATATAACCAAAGAATCAATACGTAATGAATTTAGAATTTTTTCAAAAAATTTTGCAGTGGCAAATTCTCTATGCGGCGACGTATCAACAAACGTTAAAGGTATAAAAGGATTAGGTTTTGTTAGGTTGAGCAAAATGTTTCCGTCTGTACAAGACCGTAAAATAAAATTATCAGAAATTTATCAAACAAGTAAAAATATGTCGCTAAAGAATAAGTTATATAGCAAGATTTATATGAACTTCACGATGATTCAGGACAACTGGAATTTAATTCAACTTGAAAATGCTACAATTGACAATGAACAAATCAGCCAAATTGATGATATAATTAAACAACATAGTTCAGATTTTGAACATCAAAAATTATTAATATCTTTGGCAAAAACCCAATTACCAATTAATCATGAAAAATTAATTGAATCAATGTTTTATCTTTTTGAAAATGGTACACAATTATGACAACAAAACCTACTTTTAATCAATTTGGCAATAGTTTTCAAGAAAAAATTATGCAAGCTCTTTTAACTGACAGAAAATGGGCTCAGCAAATGGAGGAAATTATTGATGTTGAATATTTTGATTTGGAGTATTTAAAATATCTTGCGAAACAATATTTTGCTTATTTTAAAAAATACAAAGATTTTCCAACGTTGCAATTATTAATTACTGTTGTAAAAGATGATTTTAAGACAACTACAAAAAAGAATGATGCATTACTTACGCAGATTATTTCATATATTACAAAAATGAAAACAAATCCAGATGTTAGTGATTTGAAATTTGTTAAAGATAAATCTTTTGATTTTTGCCGCCGACAAGCATTTAAGCGCGCCCTTGAA